GTATTAATCTATTAAAAATAATTACAGTATCTTCTCTATACTCTTCCATCCATTTATCAAATGTCTTTTTCATTTTGCGATTTTTATTACGATTTTTATTAATATACAATTCTTTATATTATTGATTTAATTCGTTTAATTCTTCTCTTAACTCATCATCTAAATCTATTTCTGATTCAGAATCGATCACTTCAATTGAAGCATTCGAAGAATTTGATTTTTTTGGTGGCATTGCCATTGAAAAAATTTCGATAATATCTTCTGATACAAAATCGACTTGTTCTTTACTTTGTTCTTTACCTTGATCTTTACCTTGTTCTTTACCTTGTTCTTTACCTTGGTCTTCTTTCATTTGTCGTAATTGTTGTTGATATTGTTGTTGTAATTGTTGAATTGTTTGGTTTGCAGAAACTTGCTGTCTCTGTATCTGTTGTCGTAATAAAGAATTTTCTTGATATAATTTTTGCAATTCGGGGTTAGATTTATCACCCTTCATTTCTTTTTTAATAGTTGTCAATTCTTGTTGTAAGGTATCAGTAAGTGTAATTAATTCTTCTTCTACTTTTTTAACACGTTCTTCGAGTGTTTTAGAACGATGATGAAAAAAATATGCCATCGACCCTACCAAAACAAGCTCGACTGAAACATGAACAAGAAATTTTCGATCTTGAAGGACTGATATTGCCATCGTGTTTTTACTATATGATAATCTTTAAGTTGTATAAAAATCAATATTAATTTTATAAATCAATTCAAAAGATAGGTGTAAAATTAAAATCAAGATGTTCAAAAATCTCCTTTACAATCTCATCATGGAAACTTTTTCGGTCCAATGTTTTTAACATGTTAAAATCTGACTGTTTACATGGATATTTATGTTTACGTAATAATTGAAATAATACATATTGTGTATTAATAAAACTTTTTCGTTCAATCTTTCTCGTAAATTTAAATTTTTGATCATATATATTTGAAATCTTGTCAAAATCCTCCATTAAACTATCTTCTAAATGCGAAATATCATCTACCTTTTTACCGGTTAATTTATGATAGATTAATACAATATCTTCATAATGTTTTGAATGACCTGTCTCTTTTAAAAAAAGCAAGATGTGTTCTTTTGTTACTTTAGAATAACGTAAGGATAAATCATCACAATTTACATCAATAATTCCATGTAATTCAAGTTGACGTTCAATGTCTCGAAAAACTTTTTGATCAATTGTTGAATTTTGTTTACCTTGATACTGATTGATACAATCTTTAAAATGTATCCGTCTTTCATATGTATATTTATTTGATATATTAACCCTTGCAATATCTTTATAACAAGATGATTTATATGATTTTTCTTCCTGTGTTCCACATGACTCGCAAATTTCTACATTATTATATTCATTAAAAATGAAATCTGTACTTGATTTACATCTCTTGCATTCTCTTTTTTTTGGAGGAGATTTATTGTTTTTTGAAACAATATCGTCAAGTTCACCATAATTAATATTGTAATTATCTAATATATCCAAGTATTTTTTTACAACCGTGCGAATTTCTTGCTGATTTGTGTCTTTTTTCGTCATGAATGAAATTTTTTTGGGTTGAAGTGTCATTTGTTTGTATGTTTCCAATATTGGTGTAACATCCATAATATAAAAATTTAAATTGGTTTGAAAATCATTATATCGCTGTTTTTCATTTACTAATTCTTCAAATTTGTCTTTTAAATCTTTTATAATATGTATTGACAATTTTTTATCTTTTAATAGTTCATTAATTTCTTCTATATTTTTTTCTATTTCAACCATTTTCTCTTCATTTATTTTCCATTTATCTCTTATGTTTTTATCAATATGTAATATATCAATTTCCATTGGAAATTTATTTATGTATAGTTATCTTTTTAACTATACATATTTTACCTCACGATTTGTGGGGTTTTCTTTAAATTGCTTTTATTTTTCGATAACAGTTTCGCTTTTATCTTTATTTTTGTCTTTGATACGACTGGCTTTCTTCTGTTCATTTTTACAGTTTTTACAATTTGCATAAAGTCCATCCTTTGTGTCTTTTGATTTAAAAAAATTATCACGAGGATGAACTTTTTCACAACGATTACACCATTTCTGTGTAACTTTATCATACTCTGGAATCTTTACAATTTTACGAATTTTTCGCTTGTCTCCGTAGACACCTACAAGATGGCAATCTTTACAAATACGATTTACTCCATCTTCGTTTCCTGAATTCTTGAAAAATTTAGACAATGGTAAGAAACGACTTTCTTCTGTCGTATGAGTAAGGCCTCCACATCGTTTTGTGATTTCAGGAAGTGGTTCTTCGGGTTCATCTTGTTTAACACCTCCTCCAATAATTTTAATATTATGTGTATTAAAAATATCGAGTTGGTCTTGTGTTTCAAGTGTATACTTTATAAATAACATATCAGCTATGTTTTTGATGGAATCAATTAATTTTTCAGTTGTAACACCTGTAATAAATTCTCTGTTGTTTGGGTATAATTCATCTTGAAATCTTCTCTTTATATTAGTTTCCATTAATGTATAATCTTCAGTGTACATTACAAATAATAATTTACAAAATGGATTAGATGTACGATAACCAGAAACACGATCTGTAATATCTCGAGAGAGTCCAACTTTTGTTTTTGTATCTTTGTCTTCTTCTGACATTATTATTAAATAAACACATCCACCTCGTTTTAATCGATATAATTCTTTTTTACGTAAAAATGTTTGGTGATTGATCATTACACGTTCATATTTTCTTGAAAGTATTAGATTTTTTTCACCTTCTGTCATTATGATTTTTGTTTTCTCCTCTAACTGTCTTTCAAAGTTTTCGTTCATTTCTTTTATTTTTTGTTCATATACTTCTTTTATTTCTTCACTAGATTTTTCTTTACCGATTTCAACCTTTCCTACTATTAATAATTCTCTGATCCATTTTGAAACTTGAGAAGCAAATGAAGGATTACACCATTGAGCAAGATGCATACCTAAATCTGGATGAATCCATGTACCTTGAGAATATTTATTATTACCCCCTTTGTATATCTCTATTAGAGCCGATACCCCAAATTCGGACTTATTCTCTAATGTTTTAATTAATTCTTTTGTTTCTTTATTTTCTCTCCATTTTGTCAATCGTTTACCCGAAACCTTACACAAGCCTGTTGCAAAAATATACCCATCTTCTCGCATTGGAATAATAAATTTTTCATTGTTTGGCAAGGTCAATTCACATTTAAAAATGTCACCGATTTTTTCAAACGTAGTTGATGTTGTCATTTTAGGTTTTGTTTTTATTATAATTTAATTCTTTAAACTTCAATTTTATAAAGGAACTTTGACGTGGTTTATACGAGTAGTCATCGAAGTAGTCATAACCGATACGCTAATTTGGGGTATAGGTAATTTCAAAGGTTGATATAGCTTAAAAAATAACCGATACCGGAATTCCGCTATCACAAATTTTAAAAACCAATCCTAAAATTTGTTTTCTTTAAGTCTGATAATTAAAAAAGTAAATTATAATTTAAAAAAATTTTCTCCTCTATAATAAAACAAATGTCTATCGCTACATCCAACTTGACATCCGGCTTCATCGATCTCGCCACCTATGACGAACAAGAAAAATACACATACGGCGGCGCCGAATCAATTGCCTACTTCGTCCGTGAAGTGCGCAAATCAACCTGGTTTACCCAAGTACCCGTTGTCCTCAGTCGTTCTTCAGGCTCAGCTGGCTTTGGCCAACAATGGTCCGTCTCCATCTCTCGTGCTGGTGACTACCTCCTCCACACCTGGCTCCGTGTTGTCCTTCCTCAAGTTACTGCTGCAGTTATTAACCCTACTAACATTTCTCAAACCGCTACTACTGCTAGTGTCTTGCGTTGGACTCGTAACTTGATGCACAACTTGATCCAAGAATGCAGTATTACGTTCAACGATTTGGTTGCTGCTCGTTTTGATAACTTTCACCTCGATTTCTGGTCGGCCTTCACTGTGCCTGCTGGCAAGCGCAATGGTTACAATGTCATGATTGGTAACGTTAACCAACTTATCAACCCTGTTGCTGCTAACCCTTTGATCTTGGTTGGTTTAGGTGGCCCTCAATCTTCTACCAGCGTTGCTACTCTTTCACCTCAAGTTCTTCCTTCTCAAGTTCTCAACCTTCCTCTTCCCTTCTTCTTTACTCGTGATTCTGGCATTGCTCTTCCCACTGCTGCTTTACCTTACAATGAAATGCGTATCAACTTTTCATTCCGTAACTGGACTGATTTACTTATTAAGGATGTTTGGTGCCCATCTGCCGCTCCAGCTGCCGGTCTTATTTTACCCCCAGCATTTACATCCAACGCAGGCTCAACTTTCGTAGGGGCTACCGGTGCATGGGTCTCTGTTCCCGCTGCCCAAAGTGATCTTGCATCAGGCTCTACTTCTCCTGATATCAGCAACAACTGCCAAGTATGGGCCAACTACGCGATTGTCTCCAACGAAGAACGCAAGAAGATGGCTTGCGCTCCTCGTGACATCCTCATTGAACAAGTTCAAACTGCTCCTCTTCAATCATACAATGCTAACGGCACTGTCAACGGAGCCGGTGTTATGGGTGTTTCTGGATCTCAAATTACTCCTCAATTCGACATTCGTTTCTCGCATGCCGTCAAGGTATTATTCTGGGCTGCCCGTAACAAGGCCAACTATTCCGCCTGGTCTAACTACACCACTGATGCCCAAGTTCCCCTTGGTCCTCACCAATCTGGCAACATTGCTGCTCAACCTGGAAACGCTCTCTTTGGTGTTGTTGATTTCACTGCTGGTTCTGACCCCGTTGACAACACTTCTCTCATCTATGAAAACACCCAACGTCTCCAAAACATGGGATCCGATTACTTCTCACTTGTCAACCCATGGTACCACTCACCCGTTATCCCTCTCGAAACCGGTTACCACAGTTATTCTTACTCATTAGATTATGCCAACATTGATCCTATGGGAAGCACCAATTATGGAAAATTAACCAACGTTTCAATTGTCCCCTTCTCATCGGCTGCAATGAACAACTCTTGGTACGTTAACGCCAACAGCTCAACGCCTACAGTTAATAACACAGTTGTAGCAAGTGCCGTCAAGTACGATTTCATCACTACTTGTGTTAACAATAACATCATCCGTATTAGCGGTGGTGCCCTCGGATTAAAAAGCTGGAAGTCCGAAAAAGGAAGCTGCAGAAAAGGTTACAAATCTACCTTTTCTGGTAAACAGTTTAAGATTTGTGCTCCTTGTGCCTAAACAAGAAGCTATATAACTTTCTAGTCCAATGAACTTGGGCAAGATAACTTATAATGACGGGAAACCCCTTAGAGTCAATACTACTAAACCAATTAGGAAACTAATTGAGTGGACAGGTTAATAGCCTCGTGTATAGTAATAATGTATTGAATTGGGCAATCCGCGGGTAAAGAATCTAAAATCGTTATGATTAGATTATGATTCTCCCTCAACGACTACTGGGTTATCGGTCTATGAATGCTAATCACATTTATATAGGCCTATGGTATAGTCTAGTCCTAGCCGAAAGGTTAGGTAGCATGAGAATGTTCCAGTTCTCTAAAAAATTTTCCAATATTGGAAAATATTCAATTAAAATTGAAAAATTTATTTTAAATTTACAAGAATTTAAAAACAAAAATGGAAGAAACACAACTAAGTGTAGACATTAAAAAATTATTAATTGAAAATAAATGTGAGTTGAAAACAGACGTAACATTTTTTACAACAAAAAGTTCAAAAATAACATATATTTGTTCTTGTGGAATTGAAAGAACACAAATGTATAAAGATTATATTCGAAGAGATTGTCGAACTTGTAGAGAAAAAAAATTCAAAGACAACGATTTTAAAGAAGGTGAAATCGATGACATTAAAGAAGAGTCTGGTGAAATTTGGAGAAGGGTTAAAGGAGGATGGTTATCATCATTTGGGCGATGTAAAAATGTTGAAAATAAACTTCTAACTCTTTGTATGGATAAATATCGTTATAATATTGGAGGTAAACAAGAATACGTATCACGACTTTTATCTAAAACTTTTAAAATTAAAGATTATCAAAAAATCGAAGGAAACCAAAATTTTATTGTACGTTTTAAAGATTGGTATGAACCAAAAAGTAAAGAACCAGAAGAATACGACAAAACAATTAATAATTTTAGAGTAGATAATTTATATATAGGAACAAAAACAGAAATTGGTCAAGAAAATGGATTAAAAAGTCGACAATCAGAAATATTTAAAGATAAATTCAATATCGATATCGATTCTTATAATGTTTCTGATAAAGTTATTCTTTCATTTTTACCAAATCATATTATTTGTAAAGATGGAAATATTTATAATGGATCTAGATTCTTAACAGGATCAAAATCTGAAAAATATTTAAAAATTTGTACAAATGAAAAATCTTATCCAATTCATCGTCTTGTTTGTATGGCATTCCACCCAATTCCTGGAAAATCTTCATATGAAGACTATGAAGACTTACAAGTTAACCATATTAATGGAGAAGTAGATGAAAATGGTTTATTATCAAACAATGCTGATAATTTAGAATGGATTAATTCAAGTGGAAATATGATGCATTCTTATGAACAATCATTAAACAAAAAACAACGAGCTGTATTACAATATGATAAAACATCTAGTATATTAATAAGTGAATATAGATCAATTGCAGAAGCAAGTAGAAAAACTGGAGAACAAGAACATCAAATTAGAGAGATTGCAAAAGGTAAAAATAATTCAAAAGCTAATTTTTTATGGAAATTTAAAGACGAAAGCAAGACTGAAGAGTATTCTAAAAAATATTCTCATAAAGCATTTTAAAAAATGATTAAACATATTAATTTTTATTTGAAAACCAAATAAAAAAAACTGTAGCTCAAAAACGAAGGGACCTATTTTTCATCCTTTAGATGCAATCGAAGTTCCATGTTTTCTAATTTTAATCGTTGCACTTCACTTTCAAGTCGACGAATTTTCATAGGTAAATCGTTATCTTCTACAAATCTCGATACCATATTGATGAAACTCTTGATAGATTTTAGGGGTTTATAAATTTCTTTCTGTTTGTTAAAGTCTGTTTGATAAGGAAATAAGAATTCATGTAGGATTTTTTCAATAGGTCTTCCTGAAACATTAACCAAGTAAACAATTCTCCATTGTGAATACATTGATTCGGTTGACATATGCTTTTTATTACGTTGAACCAAACGACCGTCCGAATATCCAACTTTTACCATTCCTCTTCCAATATAAGAAATATAAAGCACGGAATCGGTAGTGTGTTCTTCCATTTTTACATTTGTTTCTAATTCTTCGGCTTCAACATCCATTTGAGTAAGAGTTGCAAATTCTTTTACGGGACGTTCAATTGAAACATTACCGGTAGATAAAAGAGTTTGAATCCAACCAGTAACAATTACGGCAAATTTAGGAGAAACCCATTGAGCAATATGAATCGCAACACGAGGATGTACCCATGTGCATCTATTTTCATTATTTCCTTCTATGTTAATATGGATTAAAAGGTCCCTTCTAATTAGAAGGGACCCCTCTAACTCTTCTAAAAACTCATTTGTTTTACTATTTTTAAACCAATTTGAATATTCTTTTCCACCGGCTTTGCATAATTGAGTTGCATTAATATAACCATCTCCTTCTCGTGAAATGATTTCAATCCCGCCT